TCCCCGCCCTTAATCGTGACGTCCGATCCGGAATGCACCGACACGGAGTTATGCTCGAAGACGGATGTCCTGATGATCCCCCTGGCGGCTATATTGCCGACTTCGAGAAGGTCTGGTTTCAGCAAGAAGCCTGCCCCTGACGAGCCGGAAACATAGTTTGAACTCCGAACAGCCGGTTCGTCGCTGTAATCGCCGTCCAGAATAAGATTGTCGCCAGATGTCGCGCCTAAGCGCATCAATGAATTGGTCTTATCAAGCAATATTTTAGCGTTTGCCGGGACTTCATTGTCGCCGAAGAAATCATCGCCTGCGAAGAAGCCGCCGAGCCGAATCACTCCATTTATTACGATGGATGTATCATATGCAGCGGGCATTGCCTCTGCCATCGCAAAAGTCGAAACGCTGCGAAGCTTGATGTAACAAGTATCTCCGGTCTCATATATCGAGCCGAGTCCAGAGAAAACAAAAGACCCTGCTGTATTCTGTCCAACATAGTGATATGTTAAATCGTTGTTTGACGCGTATATATCGCAGTGCGAATATAACGAAGTTGGCGGAGGAGTGAAGATCACTCGGACGGCGCAATAATTATATGCCTCCCCGCCGGCAACAAGTTCCGCCGTGATACCGGTTGGATGTGCAGGAACTATTTGAGGTGTGCCCGGTATGCCCGTCCCGATTGATGTCCATGTTGACGGGACTCCATAGACGGATATTGATTGAGCCTGTATCTCATATTCCACGCCTTCGATGACATTCGGGATGGTAATTGTCAGATTGTCCATCTCCGGAGTATATTGAAATTGCGTTTCGCCGACGATCCTGTATCGCAATCTATATCCTCTGATCCGCACCACATTTGATGGCGCAGACAGATACACAATAATTGATGCTGTGCTGCCTCCGCCGGATGTTGTGGAAATATCCGTCCCGGCCTCTGTTGCTTCTATGGTAGGCGGGTCAGGAGGTAAAGTTGTAACGTCAACAGGAGTTGTTGTCTGCGGATCAAACGGAGGTATTTCCCCAGTGTCGGCATTGTATATGGAAGAGGATACATCAACGAAGAACAGTTGAGCGGTAAAGTCACCCGCCCGATGGATAGAATGAACAAGCAATTCAACCGTCTCACTGTTCGCCTCGCCAAACATGGCTAGGTCGCCGACTTTCGGGCCGAAAGCTTCTGCGACAGGAGTTTGAAGTTGAAGTGTCGCCGTTTCTCCGACTTCAGTCACAATGGATAGAACTAACGTTGTTCCGTCTGATTTTCTGAATCTGCAAGCATAGGACTTTCCTGCTTCCATTGCAGATAATTCATCAAGCGTAATATGTATTATGTTCCCCGAAACAACATCCAGCGATTTCACCCTGCCCCAGCTCAATCCCCATAACGGAATATCATGCGATACGCGGACTTTATCCCCCTTCCGGCACACAAGGTGTTCAAAATCCATGTAGAGCGAATACATTTCAGGCCGTAGTCTCGCTTGCGCAATATGATAGCGGCCAAATTTCCAGATCAGGTCAGGATGCGTGATGCCCGGAAATTCTATGGTTTCAAAAAGAGTGGCGTTGCCGGAATTATAGCCGTCATCATATACTATTCGTTCGTCATCATTCCAGTCATTCAGTTCATTTTTGAATTTGATCCTGAAGGCGTGAGGATGGTCGTATAATCTTTTCTCCGCAGAGAATCCCCATGAGTTCCGCGGCGTGATATGCTGGACAAGAGGCTGTGTTCCCGTATCGGCAGTAACAGACCAAAGACCATCTTTAATAGTTATAGCCGCCCGCGCCGCCGAAGCAATGTCCTGGCAAGTTTCAAACACTGAAGCTACGTAATCCCGATACATATTGAATGCGTAGCCTTTTGTTGCACAAAACTCGTAGAACTCGCCAAGACTGGCATTGTCAATCTGTGCGGATGTTCTGGCCCGCGCATTTGCTTTGCCCATCAGAACATGACGGATAAGCGCAGCAGGGTTGTTGGTCACCGCATAATCAGCCTCAGTGGAACCCCACGTTTTGGTGACAGAATTCCATACCGGACAATACGATGACACAACGCCATTAAGATTATCAAGTTGTCCGCTGAGTTGATCCGTAGCCTTGATTCTGAGGGCTGTCACGGCCAATGGATGGGGGAATGTAATGGGATAAGTTGTCTCGATATTTCTGAGATATACCCAATATATTTCATCGAGTATTCGATCATCATTGGTATCTGCCGTTACGCGCGTCACGCCGACTTCGTATGTTTTCGTATTATCGACAGTCCATCGCCAGCCATATCGGACGGCAGAAGTTGTCATGTCTGTGAAGGTCTTCTGCTCAACGGTTGTCCATGCCGGCGCGCCCACCTCCCTGTATTGCACTAGAACGGTAACGCTGCGCGCGATTCTGTTGCCCTGGTCATCAAACTGAACCAAGCCTCTTGCAAAGGCCACATCAACCGACAGTTCGTCAACGTTTGCTTTTGCCGTTCTTACTATTTGCCCGCCTACATTCGTAATTATCACGCCGATGGAGTCTTGCCGCACGGCAGATGGGAAAAGAGTCAACGGTGTATCAGTTGACCACCCTTCGTTTGTTTCAATTTCAACGCCCGCATATGAAGAAAGAAGCGTGTCGCCGATCTTGATGTTCTCGATCTTCAACGGCCCATACCCCCACACAAACAACATGCGCAGGTATTCGTCCGAGCCGACTAGCTCCGTATATGAACTCGCACCCAGAGGCGGATATACTTTATGCGTTCCGAGGGCTACGGGTATAGGCCCCCATGGATTGGCTTGATTGGAGTTTGCCCCTATTGAATACGTAGGGGAATCGTTATAACTTTGCCGTGCCGCCAGTGAATTAGAATATTTTATTGGCGCGATGGCATTGACGAGTAGCGATCCGGCGGTCATGACAGCAGCGGCGGCAACGGCGCCTCCATAAGCCCCGCCAATCCATCCAGCAGTAGCCCAGTATTGCTGTGTAGCTATTGACGCCACCACCACGACAATGGTCAGAATCGTCCGCAGTGGATTTTTTCCACCACCGCCGCCGCCACCATGCAGAGGAGCATAAACAAGAATATGAGATGCAACATCGGGGACAAGATGCCATTCTCCGAGTGGAATGGGAAGCCCATCAACTTCAACGAGATAGGCATCAGACCACGCAGACTGATCCATTCGCTCCACGATCTGCCGAATTGTCATCCCATGCTCAACCTGCATGACCTTCGGCGCATGGAAAGCCAGTGGGCTAACTATGATTTGTCGATTATCCACCTGTAGAATCCCTCAACTCTTTGTTTCCATTGTAGTCCGGTAAATTCCTCTACTGTCGAATCTGTTCCATCCATGATATGCAGCATCCGCCGTCGGTCAATGACAAGCCCTGCATGGCAAACAAGGCCGTTAACACGCAGCAAAATCACATCATATGGAATAGGCGTCTGTACTTGCCGCCATTTTAATCGTTCCTCTTTCATTGTCCTGGCCACCCGCCTGAGCGAAGCCAACGAATCATCAACAAAGATTTCTGCATAATCCGGCAAATCAATTCCAAGTTGCTCGCGGTAAACCATCACGATTAATTTCCAGCAATCGCAGCCGTTTCTATTGTTTCCGTTTTTTAAAAATGGAATTCCGATGTAATTTTTAATGTTCATGAAAACAATCCCGTAAAATAAGAAGGTGTGAAGGATCCAGCCGGATAAGGCTCGGACTCCAGCGTCTCTAATTTCAATGTTCCTGTGATAGTGGTCGCATTATACTGTATATTCACCAATTTAAACTCTGGCCAACTTGCGTCCACAGTATCAAGTGCATTGTCCATAACAAGATCAAGTTGACATGTTACCGGCGTGTAAACACTTCTGATCGTCTCCATGTATGCGCGGTGAATATTGTCGATCTCGAGTTGCATCTCCCCCGGGCCTTCATCTGTTTCGTCGGGCAATTTAATTCTCACCGGAAGGAAAAAATATGTTTTCCCATTTGATATTGTGCCATAAACTTTTTCTGTATCAGTTGTAAATTCTGTCAGTTCCTGCGTTGGGTCGGTGCTTATTCTGATATCATCGGCAAGGTCTGGGTGTGAAAGTGTTATTAAAGCGATAGGAACGCGGCCCGTTTCCTGCGCAAAGGCGGCCTGACGAAAATTTAACGAAGTAGTAGTCATATATCCTCCTAAGGCAATATCTCCAGAGATAAGCTTACTTCATACACTTCCGGTTCAACTGCCGTCCATGATGGAGACTCGGTAAATCTCATCTCGCATGCGGCTGTATGCGCCGGCGGTTTTGTCCATGAAAATCGCAGAGAACCACCGAGCAATGTAGTGTTATAAAATGTTTCCAACATTGTTAATTGCGCTGCGGTCATTACCATCTTCCCAGATATAGTCTCTATTCCTGCTGTAAACCTTCTCCGTACCTTTGCAGGCCCGGCATCCATATTGGACTTGATGGTTACATCGGGAAGTGATTGTCCGTAGTTTGCTGTTAAAAAACGCTGCGGCAAGCTGGAATTCCATGTTGGTATGCTCATTTATTATCTCCCCGTGAGCGGTTGCCGCCCGCCCATTTGTCTCATGGCCCTGTTCGATTGAGAACCAAACTGCCCCAGTTTCTTGGCAACTGCTTGGTCAATATAAACATCAATCGCTTTTGATCCGTCTGCCGTAGTGCGTTCTTTTGTCGATACATCAGCTCCGACATTGTTGTAAATATTGACCTCGGTTCCTCCACCAGCTAAGGCCCTGACTCCCAAATCGCCACCTATTCTCGTCAGCGGCATTACTGCCTCGGGGCCAGACTCGCCCATAATTCCTGCCCCTCGCGCCATAGGAAATACCGTCGGCTGCGACACAATTCCACCGTGGGCAAACGGGGTAACATTGCCGTTCTGGAAGACATTACCATTTGCGGAGGGAACCATTCCTTCAAGATAGCCGACAACCAATCCGCCTATGCCCTGGGAAATACCCTTGAATAGCGGCCCCATAATTTGTTCTTGAATCGCCATTCGTAATAAATCGTCAATCATAGAGTTAATCATGTCTGAAAATGATGTTTCGCCAGTCCGACAAAACTTGACTATTGCATTTGTGCTGTCGCGTCCCCATCCTTCAATCGTTCTTTTCAGATCATCCAATTGGTCTTTTTCTTTTTTCGCCTCTTTGTCCAGCAGTTTTTCTTTGCTAGCTTTATACCATTCGTCGAGCTTTTCTTTGTCACTGATATATGTTGCGTATTCATCGTAACGAGACTGCAATTGGTCTAATTCATATTCTGTGGTTGACATCGTGGCGCGTTTATATTCGTCCTGAAACTTAGCTTGTTTATCGGCATAATCTTTTTCGTATTCTTCTAATTTTTCCCATTTATCAGCTTCATCTTTAAGGTATATTTCTCGCCTTAAATCTTGTGCTTTCTTTTGTTCATCAGCCTCTCTTTTTCTTTGTTCATCGGACACCTTTCCTGATACTTCCTCTTGCGCCGCTTTAGCCGCCCGTTGCGCGGCCAGAACCTTCTTTTCCGCCGCATCCTGCGCCGCCTTTGCCGCCTTCTTCCCTTCTGCTGTCAAAGAC